TTTACGGACAAGGAAAAAAAGGAAAAAAGCTGTTGGTGCTATAATTCTCTTATGACAGAGAATCAGCGCGACTATTTGGCGGATCTAGCTGGCCAAAAGGGTATTCAGCTAGAAAACACTGATAATGTCTCTACGGCTTGGGCTAGTGCCAAAATAGAAGAACTAAAAGCACTTCCGGATGCACAATTTGAAGAAGTTTCTGATGAATTAAATAGTAGGATAAATGCCAGGATCGTAAAGGTAGCAAAAGGGGTTCGCAAGTGGACTTTGAGCGAATAGCCGTTGATACGGCCAAGCAAGTTTCTGAACAGGTTGATTATATACTTGGGCTTAATATAAGTCCGGGCGACAAACAGCTACAAATAGCCAAACTTGTAGCCTCAATTGGTGTTGTTTATCACGATCAGGCTTATGGAGCTGTTTCAACTGCATTAGGATCTCAGGCAGTTGCAAGCACCGGTCCAATTGATACTACTGATAGATCCAACCGGCTTGCACAAAAGGTAGTTCGTAATTATTCATTAGGCAGGGCAGTTAATGATCGTACGATAAAAAGTTACTTTGATTCTGAGCTCGGTGAAGTTCAGGATCAGGCTTTTAAAAATGCTAAGTCTATGGAAAAGCACCCAACAGTCGTGAGGTCATTATCAGGCAAAGAAAATTGTGATTGGTGCGAAAATCTAGCTGGCCGGCATACTAGGCCAACTGGTGAGGCGTTTGCTAGGCATGCAGGCTGTGATTGTACAATAGTGGTATCGGGCTATAATACAAGAAATGGTCTAGTAACTAATTTCGCGAAAGGGTAGGAATTATGAAGGGCATAACACTAACGTTCAAGAATAAGCCAAATGAATCCGGTGAATTAACCGATCATACGATTGAAGATTGTCTTATTGCTCAAAACGGATCACCTACTACTACGCGGCCACAAATTATAATTCACCTACCCAAAACGGATGATACAAATGTTGAAAATGCCTGGCTAACTTATGCCGGTAATACATACCATGTCATTGGATCAACGGTTCCTGGAATCGCTGAAAATGTACCTACTCGGTGGAACCGATATGTGATTGCCGAGAAGATTTATTAATGTGATATAATCAGCCTATAAAAGCACGACCACGCATCGGGAATCGCGGTTAAAACCTAGAGGATAACGATGTCGGCATTTGCAACAGTAGAAGAACTAGAGGCATTCTGGAAACCACTTGATACAAGTGAAGAATCTAGGGCCACTGTTCTCTTAGATTATTCAAGCAATATGCTCAGAATGATTGGCCGAAACAATGAAATAAACATTGATACTCAAATAGCGAATGATCCATCGGGTGTTTATGGTGAGGCAGTTAAATTAGTAGTTCTAAGTTCAGTCCAAAGGGCTATGGCAACACCACTTGATGCACCACCTGCAGATAGCTGGTCGCAGTCAGCATCCCCATATTCTGAGAGCATGCAGTTTACTAATCCTTCAACTAATTTATACTTTAAATCAGCCGAACTTAACTCTATCGGTCTATCCTCAGTAGCCGGTAGTTCTAAGTTCGGTGTTTTAAGGGGTGTTCGTGGTAAGATCTTTGATCACGATCATGATGAAGGGGAATCTTGATGAAGTGGAGTGATGTTTGGCCATTCTTACTTGTAAGCAGATCTAAATATCCTTTTTATGAAGGTAATTTTGCTTATGCAGATTATGAAACTAGCAAGATTGCCCGGAAAATTCCTAAAACTAGGGTTGGTTGGGGTAGAAGGGCAGTTGAGATACGGGCCAATAAGACTAAATTTGATCGTTTTGAAAATGATCAGCTAAATCTAGGCGCCGTATTTGATAAATATGGTGGTCCGGCAGCTTTAGGTAAGATTGAAGATGATGTTCTGATTGGTGGTGTAGGATTCTTAGCACTTGCTGGCGATAAGCTGATGCCATTCACATGCCTAGAGGCAACCGGTACATTCAGTTGGTATGAACAGAACCTAAGTAGGGGTGTAGCAGTCTTTAAGGAGTCTGTTAAAAAGTATGCTTTTGGGACTGAGCCACCATTACCAGATAGATATATTGTTTATACTGGTGAAACGACTACACTTTATGAAAATGGTGAGGCGATTATTTACAATAATCCAACTGGCCGGCCATTAATGGGGTTGCTTACTCATAAAGCAACTACTAAACAGCCATTTGGTAGGACTGTTTTAACTGGTCCAGCGCGTGATGCAATAGTTGATGCGAGTAGAACTAGTCGGCAGGCAATGATTGCTAGTTATCACTACAATAAGAAGGTTGATGTGATAATGGGTGTTGATAGTGATACCCAAGTTGATAAGCTTGAAACTCAAACTGGTGATGTTCTTAAGATTGGCACAAATGATAATGGCCAGATTCCACAGATCGGCGAATTTGCGCAACATGCCCTAGCGCCATTCAACGATTCAATACTTCTATCAGCCAGAAACTTTTGTAGTGAAACTAAATTGAATCTAAGTAACTTATCTTTAGGATCAAATGCTCCTCAATCACCTGAGGCACTAGAAATTGTTGGTGATGATCTTCGTGATGATATTCTGGCATGGCAAACTGAGCTTGGTGAACAGATTAAATATCTAGCACTTACTCTTTGGATGTATGACAACAATGTTACTAGCCTAGATGATAACTTTAAGCAGATGTATGATGCAACAAGCGTATCTTGGCTACCAATATTCCGAGCAGATGTTTCTAAGTTCGGTGATGGCCTAACAAAGATTGCGCAGGGGGCACCTGGAATAGTTAGGCAGCGCTCAATTTGGCGAAATCTTGGATTAACCAGCCAAGAGATAGATGCTTTAATTGCAAGCTTACCTTCTGAAAACACCGTTGTAGTTTAGTCTTGTTACTCGCTTTATGTTTATGTTATTATCAACGTAACGTTAACTTTACGGGGAAAAAGGCATGATATTTTACATCAAGGAAGGTGAGGACTTCAAAGAGGCCACCGACGACCAAGTACTATCAAGGTTCAAAGAACGGATAGACAGAATAAAAAGTTCAACAGCTAAAGAGGTTGAGGTAGAATTGGATAAAAAAATCCGAGCCGAACTTACACCAAAATTAACTGAAGATCTTACGATAAGTCTAACTGATTCTCTTAAGCAGCAGCTAGAGGGTGCTTATAAAACCAAGCTAGAAGAAGCTGAAAAGAAGGCCAATGAAAGTGAGATCAAGGTCCGACAGAAAACCATTACCGCCGAGTATGGATTTAAGTCAGATATGGAATCGTTCTTGGGATCAGGTACCGAAGAAGAAATGCGCGCCAACGCCGATAAGTTGAAAGACAATATTGGTGTGGTCAAGCCCAAACCACCTGAAAAAGAAACCGGTGCCGGAGCAGGCACATCTGGTTTTGTTAGTAAAGTATCCTAATATTTACTAATACGATATAGAAGGGATTAGCAATGGCTAATTTTGAAGTTGATGTCGCAGCAGCCTTAAGTTCTGAGGTTTTTGTCGGCAAAATGAAACAAGGTGTTGTTTCGCAATTGGTAGGTAGCCTACCGGAAGTTAAAATTCGTGGCGAGCAGTTTTTTGATCTAAGCGCTCGTACTAAGGGTGAAGTAGTCGGTGAAGGTGGCGAGAAATCCCCAACTCCTACCAGTCATCCACTCCGTAACATTCGCACAACCAAGATCCAGTACACTGAGCGATTCTCAGATGAGTTCTTGATCATGGATGAGCAGGAACAGCTTGGCATTCTTGATAAGCTGGCTCAGAAGTGGCTTCAAAGCGACTTCTTGCGCGATCTTGATACGGTGATCATTCATGGTATTAACCCATTAACTGGTACTCAAGCATCTTCAATCCAAGACTGGATTGTAAAGTCTGGTTCTAGTGTGGCAGTTCCAGCAGCAGGTGATTCAGCAGCTCAAATTGATGCAGCTCTAGGCACAGCGATCACAACCATCTCTGATGATTGGGATATCACTGGTGTTGCATTCAGCAATGAAAGCGCTGGTAAGCTTGCAAGCATTCAGGAAGATGGTGTTCAGAAATATCCAACTCTTGGTCGGTTCGGTCTTAACCCAACCAACTTTGAGGGTATTCCTGCGGCTAGTAGCAAGGAAGTTGGCGAATATAACGGTGTTCAGGCCATTGTTGGCGACTGGACAGCACTTCGCTACGGTCTTGCAGCCAAAATGCCAGTTAAGCTGATTGAATATGGTGATCCAGATGGTAACGGTGATCTTCAAAGGGTAAACGAAGTTGCACTTCGCTTTGAGGCAATCGTAGGATTCGGAATTGCAAATCCAACAGCACTAGCAGTTGTATCTACCGACGAAGATAGCTAGATTAGTGGGGTGAAATTCCCCACACCATATTAAACTTAAGTAAAAGGAAAAGTTATGGCAATAACTCCAAACGACAACTCAAACATCACCATTGGTTTGCCAAAGCCAGGTGGTGCAGTCTTTTGGGCGCCTGCCGGAACTCCTCTACCTGAAGATGCTGATGAGGCACTTGATAGTGCCTTCGTTAACCTTGGATATGTTACAGAAGATGGTCTAACCTCTACTGTTGCAGAAGAAGGTGATGATATTCAGGCTTGGGGTCCAGAGCCGGTTATGCGTACTCAGACTGCCTATACCAGAACTTTTGTGTTTAATCTACTAGAATCTTCAAGGGCTGATGCTTTAAGGTTCCGTTACGGTGCTGATAACGTAGTTGTCAACATGGACGGATCAATAAAGGTAACTGATTCTGGAGCTCCATGTCCACGAGGCGTGTTTGTAGTAGATACTCTACAAAATAACGGTGGTGATACTCCAAGATATCACCGACAAGTGCTTGGTGATGCACAATTGACTGATCGTTCAGGCGATCAGGTTTACAATAATGCTGATCCTGTTAATATCCCTTCTGTGCTAACTGCTTACAAGTTCACAGAAGAAGGTGTTACAAGCGAAAATGGCGATTTCGTAGTTGAATACTGGTCTGCACCAGAATCAGACTCTTAGTCGTATTAGGAAGGGCTTAGACTTGTGTTTGAGCTCTTTTTAATTTATGCTTAAATTATCAAATAAACTGAGGAATCTTTATGGCCAAAAAAACAATAGAACTACTACCTGGATTGTCGGTAGAATTTAATGATCAATTATTAGATGATGCTGATTTTGTAGCAGATCTATCAACTACCAACAAGGAAAAAGATGTTGCCGGCATGATCAGTATGTATTTTGCGACAGTTGGCGGCGAAGAAACTTATCAGAAGGTTCGCGATCATATCACTAAGGATAAGGGCTACTTTAGCCAGGAAGAACTTAACAAAGTCTTAGAGGTAATAATTGCGCAATTCCCAAAAGGTGGGAATCGGGAGCAACGGCGCTCCTGGAAAACTTCAGCTTAGTTGAGGCAGATTTTCAACAATACTACGGTATTGATTTAGACGATTATTATAAAAACAAGATTAGTAAAGGTAGTGGAGCACTTCGCTATCTTCGGTTATTTAGTGAGTTGCCAGTTGATAGTCGGTGCATTAAAGATATTAGCCCGGCTGAATCGTGGACTTTGTTGGATGAAACGGCTAGCAGGATCCTGCATGAGATTCAGGGCTTATCAGCCGGATATTACAATTCCCATCGTAAAAAGGGTGCCAAGATGGTTAAGGTGCCGGATCAGCTTGAGCCTAAGTATATTAAGCAGGCAAAAGAAGAATATCGTGAACAACAGGCTGAAAAGAAAAAAGGTGAAATTGATGAAAATACAGTTGCCTTCTGGCACAATAGAATTAAGAAGGCGAGCAAGTAACCTGTTCAACTGCTAAATGGGTAGTATTGAGCTAAAAATAGGCAAAATACCCCTGTTTTTCGGTAGGGAAGTGGTTGGGGGACTGGGGAAGTGCCAAAAACGGCTCCGTATCTGTTACGAGGGCACACTACGGTGGGGAAGGGGAGTGGTAAGCCATTTTCGCTAAGGTGTTAATTTTTTTCCATGCAAAAACCGGAAGGGGAAGGGGAGTGCTACAATATACGCATGAGCACTGTACGATTCACGCTTGATAACTCCGAGGCCGGCAAGCAGATTTTGCGCGGCAATTCTAGCCTTCAACAAATGCAAAACACAGCCTTCAATGGGTTGCTTGGAACAGTAACAGCACAGTTCTTCCAACAGTTTGGCTTTGAAGGTAAGTTTGAGGTAGTTGGGTTTACCACTGATAGAAGTTCGGTTAAGATCCAAGCATCAGATAAAAGAACAGCAGGTGCACTTAAATCACAGCCTGGTTGGTTAGCTACATTCTCAGATAATATTGTGATCTAATTGTGATATAATCAGCCTATAAAAAGCACGACCACGCATCGGGAATCGCGGTAAAAACCTAGAGGATAACGATGGCAGCTAGTATTGGTACAGCGTGGATTCAGATAAAACCTTCAATGAAGGGCATCAGTGCCGATATTTCTAAGGAGCTCAATAAAGCTACTGCTAATGCAAGTGATCAGGCAAGTGCTAACTTGGCTAGTATAGGTGCTAATCTTAAAAAAGCTTTTCTAGTTGGATCGGCAGCGGCAGTTGCGTTTGCTGGCGTGGCTGTTAAATCATTTGCAGACTATGAGCAGTTAGTTGGTGGTGTTCAGAAGATCTTTGATCAGGCTGATCAGGCTAAGATATTACAAGATGCTCAAAACGCATTTAAAGATTTGAACCAGTCGGCTAGTCAATACTTAACTTCAATTAATCAGGTTGGTGCAGCTTTTGCATCTACGATGGGTGATCAAAAAGGCTATGATACTGCTCGTAAAGGTATGAAGGCAATATCAGACTTTGCGACAGGTACAGGTCGTAGTATTGATGAATTGAACCAGAAGTATCAACTTATAACTAGATCCACTTCAAGCTATCAATCTATTGCTGATCAATTCTCTGGTATTTTGCCGGCAACAAGCAAAGACTTCTTGGCTCAGGCTCAAGCAGCCGATTTGTTGGATGATAAGTACACGCAATTAACTCAAGTACCAATTGCTGAATATCAGGGTGCTGTTACAGAAATGCTTGAGCGTGGAACTGCTGCAATGGGTTTAGCAGGCAATACGGCTGCAGAGAGTTCTAAAACAATCTCAGGATCGTTTTTAGCAGCAAAATCAGCACTCTCTAATGTGTTTGGTGCATTGGGTACTGGCGATGCTGAATTGGTTACAGAGGCGATGGACAACCTAAAGAGTAGTGCCTCAGATCTTGTTAATAATGTACTAGCGATCTTACCAAATATATTTAAAACTCTTGCTAGTGGATTAAAGGATGTTACTAAGGAAGTGCCTGTATTGGGAACTGCAGTTGCGGGGCTTGTTGGATTCATTGAGTTTGTTATTAGAAATAAAGATGTGTTTTTACCGATTGCAATTGGTATTGGTGCAATAGCAACTGCAATATGGGCTTGGAATACTGCTGTGAAGGTTCTAGCTATCTCTCAGGCCATTTTAAATGCAGTTTTGGCATTGAACCCTATTGGGATAATTATATTGGCTATAATCGGCTTGGTTGCAGCCATAGTAGCGTTATGGAATATGAATGAAGGTTTTAGAAATTTTGTAACTGAGGCGTGGGAAACGATTAAAGGTGCTTTTGTTTCGGTTTTTAACTGGGTTAAGAATAACTGGCCACTATTGCTTGCAATTCTTACTGGTCCAATTGGCTTAGCTGTTTATGCGATAATTAGGAATTTTGATACAATCTTAAATTTTGTTAAAGCAATGCCCGGCCGGATTATCGGATTCTTTAGTGGTGTGGGCCGAGCAATCGGGAATGTAGTATCAGGAGCCGTCAAGGGTGCAGTGAATGGGGTGCTAAGTCTTATTGAAAATACGATAAATAGCTTTATTGGTTTAATAAATGGCGCGATCAATGTAATCAATAAAGTTCCTGGTGTGAGCATCGGAAAAGTTGGGAATATCAATATTCCAAGATTGGCTGCTGGTGGTGTTGTTACATCACCAACTTTGGCGTTGATCGGTGAAGGAAGGGAATCAGAGGCAGTTATACCTTTGAGCAAGCTGGATTCTATGCTTAACGGTGATATTGGTAACAGGAATACCAATCAGGAAGTTAATATTGGAACTATTGTGCTTGGTGATCAGGGTGCGGTTAGGGAGTTCTTTAAACAGCTAAACCAAGATACTTTGAATGTAGGGTTTGGTATGACGCCTAATCAGGGGATGATGTCATGAACGGTAATATAAGCTTTAATGGCAATAATCTGCAAACATTTACTGAATTTGATGATTCAGGCAATCCATATTTTGTAGGAATAATTACCAATCTTATTGATCATACTAATCAGCCAGATCAAGTTGCACAACTCTTTGCAATGGCGGATGCAGATGGTAGTTCAATACCATCAATAAATTACCCTTTTAAAAAGGTTGTAATCGGTGGAACGATTCATGGCAGCGATCAAGCCGATTTAGATAATAGGATTGATACATTTAAGGGTTATTTCAATGGTAAGGATAAAAACCTTGATATAGCTTATGGATCAGGAACTAGGCGATATATTGCAACTAAAAATGCTTTGTCTATTGAGCGTGATCAAAAGAATTTTTATGCAACGTTTACAGTAGAATTTGTATGTACTGTTCCGTTTGGTGTTGATACAACGACAACTGATCTTTGGGCTACAAAGAGTAATTTCACAAGTGCAACATTTACTGAAACACCTGCGGTTGCCGGTAATGCACCGTTTCAATTGCCAGTGTTTACGATCACTATTGATGCACTAACTGGTGATGGCGATTATGTGCAGATTTCTAATGATAATAATAACCAAGAAATCCTTTTGTACGGTCTTGGCTTAGAGGCAGGGGATGTAATAATAATTGATTGTGTAGAGCGCACTGTGACCCTAAACGGCACTGAGGTAGATTATTATGGCACATTCCTAGAGCTTGAGCCGGGCGCTAACTCAATTACCTACACAGACGGCTTTACAACTCGCACTGTGGATGTGGCAGCCAGCTATACAAAAAGGTGGTTGTAGGCTATGGAGCAAAACTTTTCTAGCACCAAGCTACCCACTACTGCTAGTCAAAGCCCTAGTGAGGATGGTGCTGCATGGGCAAACCCAAGCAATATAACTACTGATGATGCCAGTTACAGTACGCTTAACTATTTCAATGGTGGTGACCGAGGTGCAACTATCACAGGCTCAGATTTTGATTTTCAGCAGCTGCCGCCAGAGGCGGTTATTGACGGTATCACAGTTTTTATAGCTGGTGATGAGACCGGCTGCTATGGCGATATAAGTATTGGTATTCCGGGTACATCCCCTGTGGACATGGGCGCTTTGAGTGGCACACATGGCGGCGCTACTGACCTATGGGGTGCAGACAGCATTGACCCGGCTGATATTGCTAACATAAGTGTCTCTGTAGGCACTGGCGATGTTTCCGGCGGTGACGGCACAGCATCCATTAACTATATTTCTATAACAGTATCATGGCATATAGAAATGCAGAGTGTGCCAGATGCGGATGTACCTACCCGGATTGACTACAAAGTTTATTCACGCAGCGGCAGGTACTTGGGCTTATTGCCCAAAGTAACCAGCAAGTTTGGCTTTGCCCAAGACATTAACAGCGCCGGGTCATCTATGGTGGTCACTTGCGGTAAATTCATAAAGAATGAGGTGACTGTTAGCCCCTTGCTCACCGAGGCAGGCGATATTATAACTACTGAAAATGACCTGCCAATACTGGCAACCTCTACTGAGCTGCTTGTAGCTGATGGCGGCTCACCCGATGAGGCGATATTTAAGAACTCAAACCGGGTAAAAGTATGGATGACCAACAAATATTACCCCAATGGTAAGCTCATGTTTAGCGGTCAGATTAACAGAGTAGAGTTTAAATATGGCGGCGCTGAGGCTCAGGTAAAACTAACCATTTATAGCGATGGATTAGACTTGAACAACTATATTGCGCGCGGCTATCCATTTTCTTATACAGGTGATGTGAGCCAAACTGCTCAAAATACATCACTAGTGTGCGTTTTTGAGGGCGGTAAGGGCGTAGGCTGGTATACTCTTGGTCAAACATGGACTACCGGAGCAGCCGTTGATAACCTTGCTGCCATAAGCCTACTATTGCAAGGTACTGCCGATGTAACCATTAGTGTTTATGATGGTCCAAACGGCACTCTACTAGCCAGCACCACACAATCAGTTAGTGCAGGCTCTGCAACTGAAATACAATTTGCATTTTCACAACTATTGGCAGTGTCACCAAGCACTCAATATTTCTTTGCGATATGGTTGCCAACCGGTCAATCAATCCGGGTGTATTTGCGCACCCCAACTATTTACGCCGGCGGTCAGGCATACGAAAGCAGCTATAGCGGCGGCTCAGGCGGCGGCTCATTCAATGAGGGCAACTCTGACATGTACTTTAAAACATTCAGCGGCGCGCCTACCACCACCACTACCTATACAAGTGATGACCCTGTATCTGACATGGCACATGGCATATTGCTTGATTACAATGCTCGCGGCGGCTTTATTACAGAGCGTGACTTTGAGGCAACCGGGCTATCTTTGACCTACACATTTGTTGTGGCTACCATCCTAGATGCACTGAAAAAGATTTTAGAGCTATGCCCCACTGGTTACTATTCATACATTGACCTAGGCACAGCTGAAATAGACATTAAGCAAATGTCCGCCACACCAGACTTTATGGTTGTGCGCGGCAGGCACATCAATGAGCTTAATTTAGCCATGAGCATTGAGCAGGTTAAAAACTACCTGTTGCTTTCCGGCGGCGATACCGGCGGCGGCACAAACCTCTACAAAGACTATACTGACAGTGAAAGTACCACTAACTACGGCATCCGTACCGCCACTAAATCTGATAACCGCATAACCCTAGATGTCACCGCTGATGCAGTAGGTGATAGCTTTATTGAGGAAAATGCGGATGAAATACAAGAGACCATGCTTGTAGTTAATAATGAGCATGTGGACATCACGCAATTTGTACCGGGCAAGACCATTGGCTTTAAAAACTTTGGCAATTTCATAGATGATATGGTGCTGCAAATAGTGCGCCGAGAGCCTAACTTTAGTGACGGTATTGCAACACTGACACTTGGGCGCTTGCCGGTCCGCATGAATGATGAGATACAACGGATTAACCGAGACCTCTTAAATGAGCAAACTATAAATAACCCATCAGCCCCAAGTTAGGGTATAATAAGCGTAAGGAAAATAACTATGCCAAAGATTAGCGCACTACCACCAATGACAACAGCAGACGGCGATGATGAAGCGCCTATTGTTGATGACAGCACTACCCAAACCAAGAAATTTACGCTTACTCTACTCAAGACATGGCTGCAGTCACTAGCTACTTGGATTAGTAAAAGCAATGTAGATTTTGACAGCGGCATATGGTGGGAGGAATTAGGGCGCACTACTCTAGCATCTGCCGGCGATACTATTACCCTCAGTGGGTTTGCTGCAAAGAAATATCTTATGGTCATCTTGGTACTCAAAAACTCTGGCGCATTGGGCGGTACTATCCGCTTTAATAATGACTCAGGCAGCAACTATGCCAACCGATTTAGCACTAACCAAGGTGCTACTTCAACAAGCGTAAGCCAATCATCTATAACAGGCTGGTTATCCGGTGCAGACACCGGCTTTGCGGTCCTTGATATTATAAATGAGTTAGCCATGAATAAATCAGTACATTTTATGGAAAGTGGTGTTGGCGGCGCTGCCAGCGCGGCGCCATTTACGGTTGATGGCGCTGCTAAGTGGGCAAATACAGCTGCCCAAATAACCAGAATTGATTTAATAAACACAGCCGGCGGTGACTTTGACATTGGCTCAGAGATAGTAGTGTTAGGGCATAACTAGGGGATTATATGGATGACAATACAATAATTGAGGAAATACAAAAGCTGACAGGTAAAAATGTGCCGGTTTCTATTAGCCGCAATCCTGACCGCAGCCTTAACTCTATTGAGTACCAAAAAGAGTGGCAAGAGGGCGGTACTAAGCCTGTTAAAAACAGAAAAGGCGTTGTAGTTGATTACAAGCCTGATTATAAAAAGGTTTCACTTACTAAGGATGATGCTAAAAAACTTGATGCCTACATTGCTGAGCATGTAACCAAGTAGATTGCTATGGATGGTCTTTTAAATTTATTCGCTCAAGCTGATCCAGGAACTGGAATTACCTCTTATTTTTTTACGCAGGGTGTTTTGGGTGTTACTGTGATCGTTCTTGGAATCGTGGTTATTTATCAGCAGAAAAAGATTGATAAAAAAGATGAAAAGCTAGAATCACTTTATGAGGCTAGGATCTTGGATAATAAAAATCATACTTTGGATTATAGGGAAATGGCCAAAGACAACCAAGAAGTTTTGCAAGGAAATTCACAGGCGAACTTGTTATTAGGGAGTAAAATAGAGGCAGTAAAGGGCAGGCGTTAATATGTATTTATTTAGCCGAAAACATCCAGAGGCTTTAGCCGTTGAACCACCTACGAAAAGTCGTATAGAGATTGAAGTTCACAAAACTGCTAATAAAGAGGCTGCAGAAAAGGCTAAGCGTACCAGTAAAGATTTGAATGAGCTGTTGGTTGAAAATGGATTTACCCTTAAACTGTATATGGCAGCAGGTGGAAAACCACCAAGAAAAAAAAGGGTTAGGAAGGTTTCATGATGACAGAAATAACTGCATTTACATTACTGCTACTTAGGGTGGCGGCCTCAATTTTCTTATGGAAGGTTTTGAAAATTCAAATTGATTTGTTACGCAAGCCGATCAAACTTGATGAAGAAATCTATAATGAGCAGGATATTATTGATGTTTGGAACTTTAGGCGAAGGCTCCACTATATACCTATTGCGTTATTTGTTGGTAATTTTGTACCTATTGTTCTTGATTCGCTAGTAGTTATTAGGTGGTTTGGAATTTTAGATAGTGTTAGGACAACACCGGTATTAATTGTTTATGCTATCTCAAATGCTGTAACTATGTTGTTAGCGGCGATTCTGATAAATAGCATTTATAAATTGGCGATTGAGACTAAGGAAGTTACTGATCTTGAAATTGAACATCTACGAAAGTCCAAAACTAAATAGTGCTATAATCAGGTCATTCATAACTGAGGGGTAAAATATGTATCAAATAGAAGTCAGATTAGCAAACAAAAATGGCTATCATACACCTGATGAGGCTCGTAGATATTATGGTAAATATTCGCGGTCCGGAGTAACGATTCATTGGTGGAATACACCTCAAGCAGTTAAAGATAGTGATCACGATAATATTGTTAATTACATTCTCAATAAAGCAGTTAATGGTAGTGGTTCAGTAAACTATGTTTTATCAAATAATAAGATCACGCTGTTGGTAAATCCTGATAATGTGGCGTGGGCTTCGCAGGGTGGTAATCCTACAACTGTTTCTATTGAATGTTCACCACATCTAAATGCTGAGGGGTATAAGAAACTTGGTTGGCTTATTAATGAGCTATTTAACCCGAATACTGGCCGATATAAGCAGAATCCGGGATATTGGAAACATTCTGATTGGTTCCAAACACAATGCCCTGGCACAATTAGTATGGATGAGATAAAAAACAGCGTCGCAAAATGGTTTGATGGCCAATGGGATGATATTGTTGAATGGAAACGGAATCTTAAAGAATTACCACTTCAAACGCTGTTTGCTTGTGATGATCAGACGCCACTTCGGAATCTTAATAATGTTGGTGAAGTTATTAAGAACTTTGGCAAAGGTACGCCATTTGCAATTAAGGGTATGACTACCGTAGGCGGATATCAGTATTACTTAACTCAGTATTCGTTTGATAATGGCCAGCCTAATGGTATGGCTTTTTCTGAATTACAGGCTACTGATCCAAATGCAGTACCGGTACCAGAACCAAAGCCAGAACCACAAATGGCATTTACACTTTGGAAGGATGGTGGTGTATATGTACCGAATAAGACACCGATCCAGCTATACGATATAAGTACGGCCAGAGGTCTTGGCGAAATTAAGCCGATCAAAGAATTTAATCCAACTGATCAAATTGGAATTGCTGGTAGTGTTCGCAATTCGTTCATTGACGAAGATTTCTATATAACCAGATACAGTTTTGATAATAAGCGTGCAACTGGATTCAGAGCTACGGATCTTGAAGTATATGTACCACCACGCCCAATACCAGATCCACCAGAAGAACCAACTGAGCCTACTGATCCTGATCCTACTCCTACACCAGAACCAGAGGTTCCAGGATGGTTTGTAAAGTTTCTTAAGGATCTGGCGGCATTCCTGCTTAACTGGATTCCAGGAGTTAATATTAAGTAGTATGGATAAAGTCAAAATTGTTCAAGATCAGTTAGATACTGTAATTGCTGAGGCGGCTAGAACTGAGAGTTATTTAAAAAGCCAACTAGTTAAGAGGGATAGAGTTATTAATCTCAAAGCGGCTGAGGTCCGTACGCTAAATGCAAGACTCGCGCTTCTGGGTGATGATTCTATTCCTTTAACTTGGTTGGGTAGAATACTTCAAAAATTATTTAATAAATTTGGAATGAGGGAAGAAGAATTATGAGTACAGCATTACTAGAAACGATTAAAAGCGCGGCAAGGGCTGTATATTTTGCACTTCTTGGAGTGTTAGTTTTGGTATTAACAGTGATAACCACTAGCCCGGATGTGGCTCAAGCAACAGTAACTATTCCGGGTGTTAACCTGGTTGTTTCGGTAGGAGCTTTGATTGTGGCCGGCGCGGGATTCCTAGCTAAGGCGATTGATCGTTATATTCATAAATCTGATAGTAAATCTAACGGTATTGCACCTAACTTCTTACAGCAGTAAAAATGGATATATTAAAGTTTGGTGGGGCTGAGATAGATCTTGATTCCGTTTCAGAAACCATGCTCAGAAACATTCGTGAGGGGCTTGTGCAGCGTTGTGATGAATATTTGGGTTATGTAGCCACTTTGGATTTAAAGTTGCTACAACGCGCTCAAAATCCGTTATTTGAGATTGATGCTGGTTCTACTTATATTGACACTGATTAGTATCAGGCTGGTATACTCGTAATTACTTACTAAGTGAGGAT